TGTTCAAGAATGCCTGAAGAGGCTTTACAAGACGGTAGGCGTTCATTTTGCCCGGAGTATCGCAAAGCAGATAAAAGCAAAAAAGTCCGATAACTGGGAACTGTTTTATTCCAGGTATTCAAACGAGCGGAGCAAGAAAATAACCGGTCAGATAATGACAACCCTTGAGGATAATGTCAACAAGACAATCGACCGGGTGACCGGGAGAATGACCGAAGAGGGAGCGGGGGTCGTTAAAATAGGCAAGGAGTTACAGGCAGAACTTGACAGCGAGTTCACTGATATAATGACATGGGAAGCTCAACGGATTGCGCAGACAGAGGTTATCGGCACGGCAAACAGTGCCAGCTTTGAGAGTGCGAAAGATGCAGGGATCGAAGGGATGCTAAAAGCATGGGTGACGCGGGGTGACGCGAAGACAAGAGAGTCGCACATGAGTTACCAGGGAGAAGGTTCTGTTGAGATGGATTACGAATATAATACCGGCCTGCAATATCCCGGTGATGAGAACTGCGATCTGCCGGAGGAGATAATAAATTGCAGATGTACTGTGGCATACGAATTTGAATAACAATAAGATATGTACAAATATAAATCAAATTACGAATTGAAGGATGCTGACCCCAAATCAGGGGTGTTAATATGCTACCCTTCTATTTTCAATAATGTTGATTCGGATAGGGATATGATATTACCCGGTGCTTATACAAAAACGATAAACGAAAGGGGACCGGGATCGGTTAAGCCACGCATCAAACACTTGTGGATGCACTCAAGTTATGAACCTATCGCGGTGCCGCAGGTGATGAAGGAAGATGAAAAAGGGCTTTATGTCGAGTCGTTATTTGGGAAGGATCAGTTCAGCCAGGATAAACTTCAGCAGCATATTGACGGTATCATAACCGAGATGTCGGTAGGTTACGAGGTCATCAAATCGGAGAAGATAATGAAAACCGATCAGCCTGAGGTGGTTGATTATTATAAACTGTCGGAACTGAGGCTGTGGGAATACTCGTCTGTCACGTGGGGCGCGAACTCGCTGACTGAGATTATCGGGGTCAAGGCAGACAAAAAAGATGCTGTTGATATCCTGAATGACAGGATGAACAAATTCATCAAGGCACTTCGCAATCCTAAATACACGGATGAATCACTTGAATCATTTGAGATTGAGATAAAACAAATACAGGCAATCATTAACGAAATTCTCTTGAAAAAGGAGCCGGAAGTTACCACTCCAGAGCCGGTCGATAAGGCCACTCTTGTAAAGGAATTCAGGGACATATTATTTACTTAAAAAACTTACAAAAGTGGAAAAAGAATTACAGGACTTGGCTTTAGACCTGAAAAAGCAATACGATGAACTGAAGAAGGTCAACGATCAGCTTACAGAGAGTCTGAAAGTCAAAGCCGATGCAGCCTTAATTGACGCCCTTAATAAAAAGGGTGAAGATCTGGCCAGCACCATCACCGCCCTTCAGGGGCAGGTTGATGCTATGGAAGTCGCTAACAAACAGAAAGGCGACACGAAATCACCAAAGTCATGGGATGCTGAACTTCTTGAAGGATTGAAAACCAAAATTATGGAATTCAAAGCCGGGAAGATACAGAGGTCGGGTAAGAGTGATAAAGATTTTGGTCCGCACCTTTTCGATATGGAAGTCAAGACCGGTACACCGCAGACAGTCCTTACATACGGCGGTAGTTTCGATCTTCGTTATGCAACCATATTACCTGACAGACTGCCAGGAGTAGGTCGTGCGCCGGATGCAAAACCGATGCTATTGGATGTTGTTGCACAGGGGGCAACCTCAAGCAACCAGATCACATGGGTTGAACGTACAGCAAGGACCGAGGGTTCAGCTGCCGCAGCAGAGGCAGCCGTTTACGGTGAGTCGCTTTATACCTACCAGCAGAAAAAGGCTATCGTAGAAAAGATCCCTCATTTCTCAAAGGTAACTGAAGAGATGATGTGGGATGCTGACTTCCTGGTATCAGAGATCAAGACCGAGCATATTGAGCAGCTCCGCAGGAAGGTGGATTATTATCTTCTGAACGGTAGCGGTACAAGCCCTCAGATTCTTGGTGTACTCACGAATGCAAATGCTTATACCAATACCAGCCTTACGGGCAAGGTTGTAGCCGCAAACCGCAGCGATGCAGTAAGAGCAGCAATCAACCAGATCGTTGAACTGAAATACCAGCCGAATTATGTCTTTATGAATCCTGCCGACAAGGCACTCATAGAACTTGACAAGGCCAATACCGCCGAACGTATGTATGATGTTATTAATGGGAGGTTATGGGGACTGCCTATCATCGAGAGTGTGAATGTGACAGCCGGACAGGTTCTTGTCGGCGACTTCTCGAAGGTGACATTGTTCTATAACGGAGGCATACAGCTTTCCGTTTACGACCAGAACGAATCAGACCCGATCTACGGCCTGTTCACCATCGTATCAAAAGTACGTTGCGCTTCAAGGATACAGGTTTGCGATTATGCAAGCGCATTCTGCTATGACGCATTCACTGACATCATCACTGACATAACCGTATAAGGAGGGTAAGACAATGAAAAAACTTTTAGCACTTTCATTATTCCTGTTCCTTGCATCACAGATGTTTGGTCAGGCTTCGGGATCGACAATAACTTTTCTCCCGAATGAGACACTCAAGAATGTCACCGTTGCCGGGAATGACACCGTTGCGGGTGTAGGTACTAAATATTGGGATTTCGCCATTAACAAGCCGAAACTTCAGTATTTCATCTTTGCTCTTGAACTTGACACCACGCTCCTGCATAACAGGGTACAGGGTAACAGGGTATTGGTTCAGACATTTGGCGCACTGAGTCAGTCAGGTACATGGAGGCAGATCGGCTCCAATATCTTCTATAACGTCAATGCGGGTACAAATGGCGACACTACTATGCTTGTCGGGGATGTTTCGACAGGCGTGCTCTACAAATATCTAAGGATCAAATTCACAGGGATTGTTGCGAATAAATGCGTAACCATTGCGAGCCTTGGTCTGAAGGTAGCTGACAAATAAATTTAACAGGGGCGGGGTTCGCTTCGCCCCATTTTTCAAAAATCATGCAATTAGTAAAATTCAAAGACGGTGAAGTTAGACAAGTGACCAGCCGACACGCTGAGATACTTGTAAAAAACGGACTTGCCGAAGTGATATTGGCAGGGGAGTCGGGCGCCGAGGTAAAAGAAGAAAAGACACAGGTCGAGACTAAGGAAGAAAAGGTCGTTCAGAAGTCAAAAGGCAAAGGTAAAAAAGCAAAGTAAATGCAGTTCAGGGAGAAAAGCGGTCAGTCATTGACCGAGCCGGTAACAGCAGCAGAATTGAAGATTTATATCGGGTATAACAATACCGATCAGGATTCTCTATTCGCTGACCTTATCACCTCCGCCCGTCAGTGGGTCGAGAACTATACATCACTGAGTGCCATATCAAAAATCTATGAGGTGTTCTTCGAATCGGGTGACGATATAAATGGATGGTTTGCATTGCCTATTGGTCCTGTAACTTCGATAACATCGGTACAACAGGATGGGACGATAGTTACTTATGAGGAAAAAGGACAAAGCGAGTATTCGATATCACCCTACCTGGCCCTTGACTGGAGGGGACTTGATGTCGTTTATGTCGCAGGTGTGAGCGATAAGATAAAGATTCTCAAAGATGCCATTTATGACATCGCCACTGCTACATGGGCGAACAAAGGCAAAGGCATGGTGATAACCGGTGATGTGAGAAAAAAACTAAGCACGATAGCAATATCAGCTATATGAGCCAGCAAGTCTTATCACTGCAGGTTATAACGGCGACCGTTGACGCATCGGGGGATTACTCCGAGAGTGCGGCTGTGGCTGTCAGTATAGGGGGCGACCTGAAGCAACTGGAAGGATATAAGAAAATGGCTTATACTGAACTTATAAACAAGGAAGTCTATCAATTTGAATGTTACGATCACGCTGCTCTTGCTTTAGGCTCGACAGCCGCATGGGGAAGCGTGAACTTAATAATATATGCCGTTACAAAGAATTTTGACGGCTCGTTCACAAACAGGGTCAAGGTTATACTTTACAAAAAATGAGGACAGCGAATCAATATCTCAACGGGATGCTCGGAGGTGGTAACGGTGGGGTTTATGTAGCCTCTCCGTTAACAACAGGAGTGTTCGATTTCATAATTGTCACGGACGGGGTGACATTTACCGTCATGGAGGACGACGCGGCAACAGATCTATTGGCAGCGAAGGCGCTGGCAACGATAGCATTATCCGGGAGCGATAAGATACTCAGTGCCGGGTCGGATCACACGATCAAGAAGCTGACATAC